TAACTTCAACGCCGATGGCGACTCTTACGTGTTTTTTTACGCGCGACCTGTGTTCGCTTAATTGATTTGCGTCGTCGTATGGTTGTTCTTTTACGTTGAATTCGTTTATTTCCACCCTGTTGATTTGTATCCTCGTCATCGGTATCATCATCATCATCGGTATCTCCATAAGTTGGATATTCATCCTTATCATATGATGCTGTATATGCTGCTGGGGTAATACCATTATTATTTTCCTGGATTATATATACGATTCCAGCAGCATTTAGGCTATCAAGACCATACTCCTTTTTTATATTATTCAAATATTTAATTTGATCATCTGTGAATCCAACGCGTCTCAGCCGTGTTTTCTCTCTTGGTGTATATGGGTTTTTTGAACCACCGCGTTGTTTATACTTTCGTGTTTTCATTTGTGGTTCTTATAAATATAATATAATTTATTATATTTATTTGTTAAAAGTATCTTTTCTGGTGGTCAGACGCACTTATAGACCTCCAGGGAAACCGACCAAGTTGGCACCAATACCAAATCCGGCACCAGAGCGAGCAGTCACGCCAATCACAGGAACATACGTATCGAGAATGCTAAACGTGGCCGCCGCGGTCAACGCAATCATACCAATCTCCTCTAAATTCAAGGATCTCTTGGGGATGGCATACGCCGCCAAGGCGACCATTAAACCCTCTACAAGGTATTTTATAATCCTCTTTACTAACTCGTTAATGTCGAAAACGCGATTCATTATACTAAATAGATAGAAAAAAACAATTAAATATATATAATAATTAAATCACTTAAAATTATGCATCTTACATACAATATAATGAGTCAATCTAAATTCGAGAGAAAACTGCAATCTAATGGCAAGCCAAATCCTAAATATATTGATTTGCTAGAGGAGGACAAGCCATTGGCTGGACAAAAGTTTGTGTGTGTTTCATTCGTTTCGCCCGAAAAAATCCTCAAGCAAAAGGAAATTTTCTTCTTTGAAGAGTTCCTAAAGAAGTGGGATTTGAACAAGTCCATGGAGAAGTTTGTGCAGTTTTTGAATTTTGCATCATTCAAGTATAAGTTGACGTTTGACGATGTTATGAAGGACTTTCAAGATTTCATCACAGAGGAGAAGGATACCATTACTGCTACCACCCTTGCGGACGATTACAAGACATTTGTGGATAAGAACGAAGAGGATTTGGAAAAGTCCTTCAGCATTGCGCACAATTTCCAGACTCATACGAGAGGTATTAAAATCCGTGGTTCTTACCCTTCTATTGAGGAAGCCGAGCTAAGATGCAAAATGTTGCGTGAGATTGACCCTCATCACGATGTTTATGTTGGTCCCGTAGGGTTGTGGATGCCTTGGGAGCCTGAGGCCTACAAGACGGGTCGTGTGGAATACATGGAGGAGGAGTTGAACAAGTTGATGAGCGAAAAGAGCAAGAGCGAAGAGAACGCAAAGAATGCTTTTGAGCAACGTGTCAAGGAGACGAAGAAGAAGGCCATTGAGGATAACATTAAAAACGCCGAGAAGAGTGGCAACACTTTGACCCAAACGATTGATGATGCAGGAAACCTCATTGGTGTTGGATTGGCGAATACCCAGGAGAAGTCGCTTGCGGGTAAGGGTGGCGATATTTCAGTTGCGGATATTCGTAGCGAGTTGTTTGAGGGCGAAAATATTATTGTCGGCAAGTCTGATAATGGACAGAGTCAGCTACTCAGTGGCCCATTTGCGTCCAAGAAGAAGGATTAACAGGTGCGGACTAATAATTTAATACCAAATAAATGAAATAATATATATATAATATTTTTATATATATAATGGCTGTGGTGGGACAAATACGAGAAGGTGAATTAAGACCAGACCAACTGGAAATAGGAAAAGTATACAGAATAGAACAATATGGCAGACCAAGACCTGGTCTACCACAACGGCTTATAGACCAGAGTTTAGGTAGGTTTAATAAAATTTGGGGGAGTGGTTGGGGGTTTGGTCTTTCTTTTATGGAGTTTACAATAGTAGCTCCTGGCACCGATACTTTTAGGCCAGGGAGGACGATAGATATTAACTTCGATACTAGCCCAATGGATAACTATTATTGGCGGTTTTTTCAAACCGCAGAAGACCGCCTCGTAACCCCGTTTAAACAACAAGCACTACAAGAAGTATTCAATAAGCGGATAGACCCCGCAACAGCATGGGGTCTTTCGGATGGATGGTTTGCGCGCAATCCTAAGAAATCAGGTGGAAGAAAATACAAAACCCGTCAAACCAAACTACGCAGAAAAAATAGAACTAGAAAGAATCGCGTAAGAACGCATCGTAGATGATTAAGACATTTCCAACTCCTTTGAGGGTTGAGGTTTATTTTTGAATGCTTCTTTTCTCTTTGCAACAATAGCCTCAATAGTAATCAACATCTTGTGTTGCTCTGTGTAAAAATCGCCGCTATACACACCTCCGCTATCAATCAAGTCTTGATTAGCAAATATCGTTTGCACAATAATACCCTCGGTTTCAAACAAGATGTCAACCTCTCCTCTTCGCGCATGATTCTTAACTACCAAAAAAAATATTCCAACCGCATTGTCTGTTCTAGTGTTTAAATAATCTGAAAAGGCGCTAAAATAGGTAAAAAGCCCTCCATATCCTACATTTAATTCATACTCGGTCATACCCATAATAGGATGCACGTACAAATAAAACTTTTGTTCAGGTAACGCAAGTATCTTTTTAAATCGTTCAACACAACCTTGAAAATATTGATAATCTTTTTCCTTTCGGATATCGTGATGGGTCATAGCGAGTTTCATTCCGTACGTTCCAATTTTATTTTCTGGGCTGTCGAGTAAATATTCGGTTTCATAGTATTTATTATAAACTATGTTTTCATTGCAAACATGAGTCTTAACATCGTCGCACAAATTAAAGGTTTCTGTCTCTTTATCTAAATAATTCTCTACTCGCAAATACTCTACAAAGTCCGTCTCGATACAATGAACCAATACGTCCAATTTTGATACAACCCAATCAAATGGGTAGGTTTCAAACTTGTGTCTCATCTCCTTAATGAGAGATGCAGAAGTACATCTATGCCCAACTGAAAATAAAATAGTCTTTTCTGTCAATCTGTTATCAACAAGTCCGTCATGAATGTCGTCCGCCGCCATATTTATAAAACTAAATTACTTAAAATATAAGATTTTAACTAATTTACAATTACCGAAGTTACAATATTTTTCACAAACAAAAAATTATGCTAAAGCCTACCTCCCACCCATTCATTTACCCTTACCATTTTGTTTTTTTCACACTTATTTTTGGGCCTGCACCCTTTTTCTTACTATTGCCTGGATCGTACTTTTCCTCTTCATCATCCGAGTGCATATCCTTTGAAAGTTCCCAAAACTCTTTTGACCCCAACTTAAAGTCATTGTGTGAATCTGCCTTGTACCAAAAAACCTGTTCTTGTAGTTTATTTGATTTTGCATTGTTGTTAATGACCAAACACTCGTAATTTTCTGTGCATTGGTCCATCACTTGACAAAACGATTCAAATGTGGGAAACATACCTGCATAGTTTTCAAAAATACGCTTGCGGTTTGCAATATATGGCTCACGCAAAATAAAGACATAATCAATATTTGTACGAAGGGCCGGCGGAATACCTAACGGATATTGCATGGTAATTATTAGCATGACTTTCCAATGACGACCATTCATAAACAACAAGCGCATCATCTTATCTCTAGACCACGTATTATCATACAAACAATCATCCAATATAACAAATGTGCGCGGATCTATCGTGCTACGCTTAAATGTTTCAACTTCTTTTTTGATTTGTTTCAGAACAGACCGCTGACGCTTTAGGATATTCTCAATGATTGCAGTGTTGTATTCATTATGAATAAAAAGTTTTGGCACAAGTTTACCATAAAACCCGTTGCCTTCTTCTGTCCCTGAAATTACTGTGCCAATAGGGATGTCTTGGTGATAATATAACAAGTCGCGAACTAAGAAACTCTTACCGGTATCACGACGTCCGATAAGCACCACAACGGGTCCCTTGCTTTCATTTGGCTTAAAACTTATACTTTTCATGTCAAATCTTTTTAATTCTAATGTCATATCTTCTGTATATATAATCCATTTTAGAAAAAGTGGAGGGAATTCTACGCAATCACAATCACTTAAATCACAAATTTATGTGACAAAATTACGCCATGCATTACATTCTATTTGCGTTGAATCCCTTCCACATTTTCTAAATGCGAAGTATATGAACGATCTAGTCAACTATAAGAAGCGTAAAAACACTGAATTATTCAAATCTTTAGAAAGATTCGATTTAGTTGACACACAAAATTATATTCCAATTTATACTAAACTAATGACGTTAAATGAAACAAATTTTAATAGTATCAATTTGAATCATGCCTTGTATATTACCAATGTGATTAACAATGTCGATGGTAATCAAAATCTATACAAGTGTTCGCTGAAGAATTCAAACGACGACCAAGTAAAAATAAAGCCCAAAAATGTCTTTTGTAAGATGGCTCCTTTATTAGATCCAATAAGGTATTTGATTGGTAAATACGATGTAACGGATGGTTCACTAATGAATTTACCTTCCATAAATTCTACGGCTTCTTCTGTTAATTCAAAACTATTAGATGTGAATAATTCAGCCTACGTTGACAGCTTTTTCTCTCATTTAACCAGTCAATTGTTGTTTAAGCACGGATTCATACACGGAATAGAGTTTTATGGTTCATTCTTGTCCATTAAGAAAAACTTTAAATTAAATGTCTTTGACGACTTGGATTATTTGATCAAGTCGGATTTTTTCAACAAGAATAAAAACGAGCTATTTCAGATTGAAGATTATAGTGCTTTATTTGATGATGATACAAGTAAGAAGAATCTTCCCGCTATTAAAATTGACGCAACTGGGAAGGATTGTAGTTTTTCAATTGATCCAATAGAAGATATACTTTTTAATGAAGTATTTGATACTTCTCAACCTGATGATAATGTATTCGCATTAACAACGGATAATCTGAAAGAATTGAGTATGGAAACATTTGCACTTAATGCGCCGAGTTCCCATAATTCAGAGTCTGTGGATTCAGACAGCTCATGCTCTTCTAGAACAAGTCATACTAGAGACTCGGATAGTTGCGGTGATGATAACTCTACAGAAGAATGGACCGATGAAAATAGCGACGATCAAGATGATGATACAAGTGAGGATGAATGTATAAATGTAACATTTCCGAAATATCCAGTACAAGTTATTTGCATGGAGCAATGTCAGGATACGCTGGATAATCTCATGTTGAAAACCGACATGGACGAAATTCATTGGATGTCCGCATTGATGCAAATTATTATGACATTAATTACCTACCAAAAAGTATTCGCCTTTACGCACAATGATTTACATACAAATAATGTAATGTATGTGCCGACGGATAAGAAATTCGTGTATTATTGTTTCAAGAACAAGTATTATCGTGTTCCGACGTTTGGTAAAATATTCAAAATTATAGATTTTGGGCGAGGTATTTATAAATACGATGGAAAGGTTTTATGCAGCGACAGCTTTAGTTTTGGTGGCGATGCTGCGACTCAATACAATATTGAACCATACTTTAACGATAAAAAACCGCGATTAGAGCCGAATTATAGTTTCGATTTATGCAGATTGGCTTGTTCCATGTTTGATTATATGGTTGACGATATGGATAGTATCAAAGATTTAAGTAAATGTGATACTATAACAAGACTCATCGTTGAGTGGTGTTTGGATGACAATGGGTTGAACGTGTTGTACAAGAATAACGGGGCAGATAGGTATCCCGATTTCAAGTTATATAAAATGATTGCGCGATGCGTGCATAAGCATACCCCTCAAGCTCAATTGGAACGCAAGGAGTTTAACGCGTTTACATTTCCCAAGAAACAAATCCCTGGAAATGAAAAGGTGATTAATATTGATGATTATCCGTCATATGTGTAAATATACCCCACCATCACAGACCCTATTCAGTGATGTATAATAAAAATCTTTGTAAAAATTTTATTATACTTTAATGTTCCCTGCCAAAATATTTATCTCGTATAATTATAATACTATCTTGAGCAATGTCATCATACGGATTTATTATTACTAGGCACGTCAATTCTGAAAAAACAAACAAATATTGGAACCATGCGGTAAGAAGCATACGACGATTTTATCCATTTAGAAAAATAGTCATTATTGACGACAATAGCAATCAATATTTTGTAAAGGCTGATTTCGAATACAAAAATATCCAAATCGTAACGTCTGAGTATCCAGGCAGAGGAGAATTGTTACCATACTACTATTTTCACAAAAATAAATACTTTAATAATGCAGTTATCTTGCACGATAGCGTGTTTTTCCACAAACGTATTCATTTTGAAAAACTTAGCAAGGTAAATATTCTTCCCTTGTGGCATTTTGATTACAACGAAAATATGGGGAACTGCGTGCGATTGTCCAATTGTCTTAATAACGCCGATACGATTCATTTCAAATTGGCACCCGAAAACGAAACAATGTTCGCGTTTAAGCCATCTGATATTTGGTATGGGTGTTTTGGAGTGCAAAGTTACATTAATCACGATTTTCTCTCTAGAATACAACAAAAGTATAACCTGTGGGCTTTATTAAAACATGTCTTGACACGAGCTGACCGATGTTCATTGGAGCGTGTAATGGGCAGTATATTTTACACAGAATCGCCAATATTACATAATCGACCTTCTCTCTTTGGAGACATTTGGAAAGATCAAGAATGGGGATATTCTTTTGAATCGTATTGTGCAGAATATAAACGCATACGTAAGCCATTGATCAAGGTTTGGACTGGACGATAGCTGCTTAAAATGTCGGATTGTCTGTGAATGCAATTTGAGTAATCGGAGCACCACCAGTCGATTCTTGTATGATGGGCTTTAATTGTTCCAATATTATGAAAGCAATTATCGTGCAAACATATACCAATAATGTATCCTTTACTATCATCTTTAGCGGCTTGCTCTCTCTCTCGATAAATCGCATCTCAATAAACTTTCCTAAAAAAAATACGAATGCTATAATACCCGAGATAATATATATATTGTCCATGTATATTTTACATGGACAATGTTTCATAACAATTTTACGCATATTTTAACCTAAAACTTCAATATCATCAATTAACAAATCAGGAATAATTTCTAGACGTTGCGGTTCAATATCGTGGACGTCCAACTGACCTAAGCTGACATTTTCGTTAAATATTTGTATTTTGCCGCCTGAACTATCAGTGTCATCGTCGTCATCCGTCTCCAACTTTCGCTGTTCATTGCGTATATTACTTAGCTCTTCTAGTCTGGCAATATCCTTTGGCGCACTGATTTGTTCTTCATTGTTATTCATATCAATCGCCATGTCCACATTGTTAAAACTTAATTTTGACGACATTGGTGTAACCTGTGACTGCGCTACAGGTGCAGAGCTAATACTTTCAGCAAGCGTTTCGTCGGGCATGGGCGTTTCTTTGATTTCTTCAATGACATCATCCTCAATAGTTTCGTCCAAATATGCACGCAAAATCATATCAATCGGAATACTTTCTCTCACAGCATTCAATATACACTCTTGTATGATTACTTCCAATTCTCTGTGATTTTTTTGTGTTTGAAGTGGTGGGATATTTGCCTCAAATAAATAGACATTCTTGTAAATCTTTCTAGCGACGTGTATATAAACTTTATGAATAAAGTCTTCAAACTTCGGAATTTGTATGTCCACCTTCTTCTGCTTTGTCCCTGCGCGTACGGCGGTCAAAAGTTTTAATTGTATGATATGCACACATGTAATCAAGTCGTCTAAATATGTGCAGCCGCTTTTATCACAAATGCGTTTTTTCTCATTTTCGATAATAGTGGGATTCCATTTCGGAATACGACTGATGAAATTCTGAAACGTCATTAAATATTTATCCATCTCATTGTTTGCTCTACACAAGTTGAGGGACTCTTCAAATATGGACTTAAATCCTTCCACGATTAGCGGGGTTAATATAGTTAATAATCTGGCACCCCACTCGTTTTTCGATTCATGTAAGGCACTTACGTTAAAATCATCCATGGTATATGTAGTTTAATAATTTATTTTAAAAGAAATTTTAACTCATTAAAATAAATTCGCAAATTCGCAAATTCACAAATTCACAAATCAATAGTTGCGGTTACATGAATGAAATATTGTCTAAAGAAGCTTCCGCGTCCAAAAATATAAAATGCAACATGAAATATATCAAATTTTTTTCGTTTTTTATGTCTCTCCGGACCTTATTAAACACCATTAGAAATTCATATAGTTTTACTTGTTCAATATGCACAAAATAATTGGCTTCCAGCAGAGAAAGGATGTCTAAACCGCTATACCCCTTTTCATAAAGCCGAAGAGTCGTTTGAATGACATCATCGTCCGTAAGTGCAGGTTTTATCAGTTCCTTTTTAAGCCAATCCATCCGTCGCGATTTATATGTTTTTAATTTAAAGGTCTCATTCAAGTTATATTGATATAAATTTATCGAATGGTTGTTGTATTCAGGCTCGTATACATATATTTCACAGAATCTCGATAAGATGGGCTTAAGTAACTTGTATTTATCTTCAACTATAATAAAAAATCGCGTCGTGTGATTAAAAAGCTCAATGCATCTACGTAGCGCGGATTGCGCGTCCATTGTCAATTTATCCGCATTTAATAACACGATGCTTTTAAAAATATCTCCCCCGTTTGATTGAATATGCGTCTTTGCGAAAAACTTCAGCTCTTCGCGAATAAATTTTATACCCTTGCCATGCGCACAATTTACATATCTCACAAATGATTTGATACGTTCATTGTCGTTTTCATAAATTGTATTAATAAAATTATGCACTATGGTTCTTTTTCCGCTACCCGATGGGCCATGAAATATAATATTGGGTATTTTGTGCATGGAATGAAAATATAATAATTTATTTTTAATCTCCGCATGTATATTCAATGCAGAATTCATGGTATACTAGTATCATGATGTATATTTAATATAATATAACAACGTATATTTGTAACAACGTATATTTGTAACAACGTATATTTGTAACATAGTTGTTATAAATAT